CAGAAGCAGGAATATAAGAATCCCCACCATGACCGACCAGCCCATGGGGGCGTACAAGACTGGTAGCAATAGCCGACATAGTTTCCCCGAACTATAGCGTGGATTGCGAATACAACTAAGAAAGGGAGATAGGTAGATGGCTACCAACTACGAATACGATGACGAAGATGACGACACCTCAACAGATGTTGTTGCTCAACTCCGCAAAGTAAACCGCTCGCTAGAAAAGCGTGCGAAAGAACTAGAACAGGAGTTGTCCGGTCTTAAAACACAGACCCGTCAGCGTACTGTCAAGGATGTATTACAGGCTAAAGGATTAAATCCAAAGATTGCTGCTTTCATCCCACCGGATATTGATACCTCTGAGGAGGCAATCAATAACTGGGTGAATGAATACGGTGATGTGTTTGGAGTCCAGACTCAATCTGAGGATAAGCCTGCAGAGAAAAGTCCAGAAGTCAAGGCTCAGGCAAGAATCAATAACATGGTCGCCACTGGCACTGCGCCAGATATTGACGAAGATGCTTTTGCAAAGATTGCCAACGCTAAGAGCAAAGAGGACTTAGACATACTCCTTGGTTTGAATTAACCCACATCAACCAATCACCACAGGAGGTGAACCTACATGGCATATACCGACACCTCGGCTCTCGGTGGTCTAGTCAAGACCGCTTATGACCGTTATGTTGAGTTTGCCCTCCGCGCCCAGCCGATGATTCGTGCTGTTGCGGACAAGAAGCCTGCACAACAGGCTATGCCGGGGTCATCCGTTGTATTCTCACTTTACAACGATTTGGCTGCCGCTACTTCTACACTCACAGAAACAACTGACCCATCAGCAGTTGCATTGAGCGATGTAAGCACTGTATCCGTTACTCTAAATGAGTACGGCAATGCTGCTCTCGTAACTCGCAAGTTGCAGTTGTTCTCACTATCCGATGTTGACCCTGCTGTTGCAGACATCATCGCCTTCAACATGGCTGATTCCCTAGACATCGTTGCACAAGATGTGCTTCGTGCGGGAACCAATGTTCTTTACGGTGGCAGCGCTACAAGCACCGCTACAGTTTCTGCTGCTTCAACCATTGATTCAGCAGACATCCGTAAGGCTGTTGCTAAACTCCGTGCTAACAAGGCTGTTCCTCGCGCAGGAAGCCTCTACTGGGTTGGTATCCACCCAGAAGTTTCTCACGACCTCCGCGCTGAGTCTGGCTCAGTCGGCTGGCGCGACACCCACGCACACACCGATGCTTCACTCGGCAACCTATTTGCTGGAACCATCGGAACCTACGAAGGCGCGTTCTTCGTTGAGAACCCACGCATGTACTCGGCTAAAGCCGGTGCAGACCAGACAGCACTCTCCACTTCTCCTGCAGTAAGCGGAGTTTCTGGCGAGTTCACAATCGTGGTAGCAAATGGTGCCTTCGGTGGTCGCGCTGAGGTTGGAGATAAAATCTCCGGAACCAATGTTGGCACAGGTGCAAAGATTACAGCAATCTCAGTTGGCGCAGTAAATACTACGCTAACAGTTTCTGTTGCTAACTCAGGCACAGTTGGAACCAACACCCTAACAGTAACTCCAGTAACTCGCGTATTCAGCACAATCCTTTGCGGTAAGCAAGCATTGGCTGAAGCAGTTGCTCAGGAGCCAAATGTTATTATCGGACCAGTTACCGATAAGTTGATGCGTTTCCGCCCAATCGGTTGGTACGGTGTCCTTGGATGGAGCCGTTACCGCGAGGATGCGCTATATCGCATTGAATCCGGTTCATCAATCGCCGCTCTCTAGTTGATTGACTCTGTAGGACAGACCCTTGAAAGTCTGCCCTACGGGGTGAGTCCATTAGGAGGACCATGGCAAACTATTACTTCACTACCCCAACGGTAGAAGAAACACCAGCCGGGGATAACATCCTATTTGCTCGCTATCCACTGACCCGTGGCATTGCTGTCATTCGTTTAAACGGGGTGTATTCTACTTACCGTTATCCAAGCCAGACTCAAACCTTGGCTGCACAGGAGTACTACATGGGCGGGACTAAAACGCTTATTGACCAAGCGACTCGTGATGCCTTGGTAGACCAAGGATATGGGGAGTACATAACACCAGCATGAGCCTACATCAACAGCAAACACATCCAGAGTTCGTAGAAGGTTGCTTCGGCTGCAAGGTTTCTACCTTGAGTTTAAACGCTGGAGAAGCAAACTCTAGGGTATCTATGCCCACTAAGAAATGGGATGCAGAACTGGCGGCATATAGAAATGCCAGAGCACAAGGCATACAGCCTGATGGAACAAGCATGAAAAAGATTCAAGATGCAGTAAAGATTTCAAATGAAACAGGGAAGGCATACGGGGCATAAGGAGGAATCATGGCTGCTCGCAAACCACGCAAGAAGAAGGCTGCACCAAAGGTTCGCACAGTCAAAGATGAGTCATACTCAGAACTTGAGATGTACTGCATCTGGCTTAACGAATACTACAACTCCTTGATTAAAGCAGGCTTTAAGTCTGAACTAGCCCTGTCCTTTGTAATGGATAAAGGTTCTTATCCAAGTTGGGTGAACTACCGTTCCCCTTCTGAGGATGAGATTAAGCGGATGCTGGATGAAGATGATGACGACTAATCCAATCGTTCCAGAACCAATGTGGGGACTGCCCTCTCCCACCATAGAAGATGAGGACATTTACGAAGATGAGGATGAATAATGTGCATTGAGTGCAACTGCTTCGGAACTGTAACACCTTATGGTGTCGGTGGAAGAAAGCCAACAGAGTCACCAAAGGCTCCTAATGTAGCCGTATACAACAAGCCAATCGTTCGTATTGGCGAAACCCCACATGGCATGAAGCCTGATTATGACGATGAAGATGGCATGTAATGAAGGGCAAAGCAAAAGTTAAAAAAGTAATGGGCGAGTACAAGCGCGGAACTCTTAAGTCAGGTTCAGGCAGCAAAGTTACTAGCCGTAAGCAAGCCGTAGCCATCGCAATGAGCGAAGGTGGAATGGCTAAAAAGAGGGCTGCAAAGCGTGGCAGAAAAAAGAAGTAAGCGTGACCCGCGTTTAGCGCGGGCTGGCGTATCAGGTTTTAATAGACCTAAGCGCACACCAAGCCACCCAACTAAATCACATGTGGTGGTAGCAAAGTCTGGTAGCCAAGTAAAGACAATCCGTTTCGGACAACAGGGTGTATCTGGCGATAAGAAGCCAACCGCCCGTCAAAAGTCTTTCAAGGCTCGCCATGCAAAGAACATTGCCAAAGGCAAGATGAGTGCCGCATATTGGGCGAATAAGGTGAAATGGTGAAAAGGAAAGCATTTTGGGACAAGAAGAATCCAAAGCGTACATCTACAAAACTGACTTCTGCACAGAAGGCTGCTGCTCGTGCTCGTGCGAAGGCTGCGGGAAGGAAGTATCCCAACCTTGTGGACAATGCTGCAGTAGCACGCAAGGCTAAGAGGAAAGGCAAGTAATGGCAACAGGAGTCGCAGGAAGCACGCTAACAAGCGAGATGAACCGTTTAGCCAACGGTGGCACATACCCCGCTACAACGGCTTATTTAGCCCTTATAGGGGCTGCTAACGCATGGGCTGGCACATCCGGTCTAGGACTCCTTGGTGCTCTTAATATCAAGGCAGACGGCTCTCGCCAGCCAGATGACTACAAAGGTTTAAATGCTGTATGTAATGAGATTGCTGGTACCTCTGGGCTATCAGCCGTGGATGCCTTAAGGAGCATTGACCTATGAGTACATTTGCCCAACTAGCAGACCGTGTTGAAACTGTACTCCATGGCTATACGGAGAACACTGAACCGAGTACATGGCTAAGTACCAGTGCTAACAGCAGTACAACCACACTTACTGTTCACGATGCCTCAGTGGTAGGTCGTGGCTACATACAAGTAGATGATGAAATTGTTTTCGTACACGCCACCGACAATGTGGCTAACACTTTAACTCTTGCCCCTTGGGGCAGAGGACAGCGTGGCACTACTGCTGCTGCTCATGACCAAAATGCTAAGGTTATTGTGGCACCATTATTCCCACGGCAAGAGATTAAGAACGCTATCAATAACACTATTGATGCAATGTACCCAAGCGTATTTGCTATTGGCTCCTATGACTTTGACTATGTAGCATCGCAGTATTCATACCAGATTCCAGCAGCAGTTGAGAATGTTCTCTCAGTAACCTACTCGTTGGTAGGTCCATCTAAGGAATGGTTCCCTGCTCGTGGCTGGCAGTTAGATAGAACTGCAGACAGCACTGCCTTTACAACAGGTAAGAGCCTATCTATCTACTCAGAGGTTGTGCCCGGACAAACCGTGCATGTAAGTTATTCAAAGCGCCCAACATTGCTTGTTAACAATAGCGATGATTACGAAACGGTAACAGGGCTTCCATCATATTCAGAAGATGTTGCCATCTATGGCGCAGCCTTCCGCATGATTTCATTCTTGGACCCATCACGCCTTGGTCCTCAGTCTGCTGCTGCAGACATGTTAGATGGCGTAAGACCACAAGGTTCTGGACAGAACGCTTCCAGATTCTTGTACAACATTTATCAACAGCGTTTAAACGAAGTGGCGAATAATCAGCGCCGTCAACACCCAATCCGTTCCCACTATCAAAGATAGGTAAATAATGGCAGCAGGCGACCCCGGTTCACCAGCGCGGTACTACTCCTCAACCGCAGTAGAAACCTCGCTCCAATCATCCATCCCCGCACAATCGCAGGGACAGACAAATACATCTTTCATCGTTGCATCAATCAGTGGTTTCCCAGTATCGTATCCATATACGCTTATTGTTGACCCCGATACTTCTAAAGAAGAAGTTGTCACAGTAACTGCTGGAAGCACCACAACTCTCACGGTAATCCGTGGAGAAGATAACACTCAGGCTGTTGCCCACTCTGCTGGTGCGGTGGTGCGACATGGCGTATCAGGTCGTGACTTCACCGAGGAGCAGACACATATCTCTGCCCGTGGTTATGACTTAGACCAAGCGATTTTAGATATTGCTAATCAGACCCATGTTCACGGTATCGCTACTGGCGAGGGTGTAGTTGTTGGTACCGATAAAACACAAACGCTTAACAACAAGACTATCGGTTCTGGCGGTCTACATTTTGAAGGCTCAACAGATGACGGCTTTGAAACAACCCTTACCGTTGTTGACCCGACAGCAGACAGAACGATTACATTCCCTAATGTTACTGGAACTGTAACGATTAACGATGCAGCACAGACCCTAAGTAATAAAACTTTAGGCTCTGCTCTTGCTGCTGACACCTACAAGATTACAGGTCTAGGCGACCCAACAAACGCCCAAGATGCTGCTACCAAAAACTATGTAGATACTGGTGTATCAAGCGGTGTTGTAGCAGCAGCAGCATCTGCTGCAGCAGCAGCCTCAAGCGCATCTAACGCTGCAAGCAGTGCCTCTGCTGCCGCGACATCTGCAACTAACTCTGCTAACTCAGCAACTTCTGCATCAGGTAGCGCAACATCGGCAACGAACTCAGCAACCAATGCAGCCACCTCTGCCACGAACGCATCTAACAGTGCAAGTGCTGCATCAACTAGCGCAACCAATGCTTCTAACTCTGCTACAGCAGCAGCAACTTCTGCTACAAACGCATCTAACAGCGCTACTGCAGCAGCCAGTTCTGCTACAAATTCAGCCAACAGTGCAACAGCAGCAGCAGCCAGCGCTACCTCAGCAGAGGCTGCTTATGATTCCTTTGATGATAGATACCTTGGCGCTAAGTCATCGCCTCCAAGCACCGATAACGATGGCAACCCGCTAACTGCTGGTGTTATTTACTACAACACCACCGATGGCAACATGTATGTTTGGAATGGTGGCACTTCATCATGGCAGGTCTTTACATCCACTGGTGACATCACTGCAGTTACTGCTGGTACAGGATTAACTGGCGGTGGTACTGCTGGTGCCGTAACACTTAACTTAGATACAACCAGCGTATATGTCGTACCTAGCCAAGCAACACACTCTGGCAAGTATCTAACTACAGATGGCTCAACCTCATCTTGGTCAACGATTCAGGCTGGTAGCCAAGTCAAGATTGACGGTGGCGCTGCTGCGACATACGACTACATTGACTTCACTGGTATGGGTACTGATACCGCTACTGCTGGTACGGTTAAGGTAGCACCAATAACAGTAACCGATGCTGAAGTAGGCAAGCGGATATTCGTAGGAGCAACAACTCCAACCTCACCTGCTGCTGGTGATGTATGGATTGATGACACAACTGATTCTCAGTCTACGCAGATTGCAGACTTAACGACTATGGTAATTATGGAGGCATACTAATGGCAGTTAAACGATACGACGGCTCTGCGTGGCAGGTTGTCGCGGGTAAGGGTGACCAAGGTACATCCTCATCCATCGCTACTTGGGTCAAGACAGCATCAGGTGGTGAAACATCTCTCTCTGGCAATGATGACAACAGCCAGCCTCTTT